GGCTAAAGCATTAGGTGAAAAAGCTGGAGAAGATGATAAAGAGGCCGATAAAGTTGCTTGCATTCGGACGTTGATTGTGTTATCATACATCATCACTAATATTTTTATTGTTGCTGGCGTAATTCGCCATTGGTAAATATATGACTACTTTTTTAACTACGAACACATACACCACTGTACCTATTATTCAGACTAATAATACAGCTGGTCCTACAATCACTTTGCCTGAGCCTATCAGTTATGAATTTCAGGTTGCTGAATGGATTGATGATAATGAAAAAATAATTAAAGTTGCTTTGCAAGTGAAGAAAAATGTCCATGACCAATATGGAAATATTAAAATTCATGGCTACTGGCAAGAAGTCCCACGAATAAAACTTAAACTATGAATATCTTTTACCTTGACCATGATGTGAGTAAGTGTGCTGAAATGCACAATGATAAACACACCGTTAAAATGATACTTGAATATGCTCAATTACTTTCTACTGCTCATCGTTTTCTTGATGGTACTCTCATTGATGGCTACAGTAAAACTGGTCGCAAACAAAAAAGATATGTACTTTCTAGTGACCTTGATTCTATTTTCTATGCTTCTACACATATCAATCATCCTTCAGCAATTTGGGTGAGACAATCACCTGAGAATTATCTTTGGTTGGCTAATATGTTGCTCGCATTATGTGAAGAATATACTTATCGTTACGGTAAAACGCATAAGGTAGAACGTGATGGTCTTTGCTTTGTGTTGTTGAAAACTGTTCCCGCAAATATCGGCAACAAAGGTTGGTCTGAGCCAACTCCTGCTATGCCTGATGAAGTGAAGATTCCCGGTGATTCTATTGCATCATATCGGAATTACTACATAAACAATAAAGTCCATCTAGCAAATTGGAAAAAACGCAGTATCCCTCAGTGGTACTCTACTATATAAGAGTGTAACATGCCTACATATAACTTCTTGAATATTGATACGGGTGAAGAATTTGAATCGTTTATGAAAATTTCTGAACGAGAAGAATATCTGAAATCTAATCCAAACATACAATCGGTGATGACTGCACCAGCGATTGTCACGGGCGTGTCTACATCAAAGCAGAACCGGGTGCCTGATGGCTTCAAAGAGGTTCTATCAAAAATCTCCGAAGCACATCCTGCTAGTGATTTGGCTGACAAGCACACCAAAAAATCCATTAAACAAGCCAGAACCGAACAAATTGTGAAAAAGCATATGGGAGGATGATGGCATTAAAACTTAGAGGGTCTTCATGGCAAGAAAAGCAAATACAAAGATTAGACTTGTTGATGAATCTGATGTGCAAGCGAAACCAACGAATGCATTAAAAATCAGAATAGATGATTTAAAAACTTTTGACCCACTAACAAACAATCAAAAATTATTTTTTGATGCATATAAGAGAGGCGATTATTTTGTAGCACTTCACGGCGTAGCAGGAACAGGTAAAACATTTTGTGCATTGTACAAAGCACTAGAAGAAGTTTTAGATAAGAGTAATCCATTTCATAAAATCATTATTGTCCGTTCAGCGGTACAATCAAGAGAAATGGGTCACTTGCCTGGCGATGTTGCGGAGAAGATGGAAATATATCAGCAACCATACCAACAAATTTGCCATACATTGTTCGGTCGCAAAGATGCGTACCAGAGACTTGATGAACAAGGATATGTTGAGTTCATTTCAACATCATTCATTCGTGGTATGTCATTTGATGATGCGATTATTATTGTTGATGAAATGCAAAATTTGACCTTTGAAGAAATTGATACTGTTATGACCCGGGTTGGTTATCGCTCAAAAATTATTTGGTGTGGTGACTATCGCCAAACAGACTTGAACAAAAAGAAAAATGATATGACTGGTATTTTGAAATTCTTTGATATCGCAATGCACATGAATGCGTTTACGAGAATTGAGTTTACCGCAGATGACATTGTTCGGTCATCACTTGTGAAAGATTACATCCTTGCTAAAATGCAACATGAGGATGCAGCCAATTAAATTATGTTTATCTATTGCCCACCCAAGAAACTTGAAGACTTAAAATCAGAAACACTAGAGAACGGAAGATTTTATGTAACACCAGATGGTAAAAGATTGCCATCGGTAACAACCGTATTGGGCGCAATGGGTAAGAAAGCCATCTATGAATGGCGACAGCGTGTTGGTGCAGAGGAAGCAAATCGCATTTCACGGATTGCTTCTGGTCGTGGTACCCGTATGCATACGCTATGTGAGAAGTATTTGAACAATCAAGACATAGGTAAACCAATGCCTGATGCTTTGGAGTTGTTTAGGAAAGTAAAGCCGTACCTAAATAAAATCAACAACATTCATTATCAAGAATGTGCATTGTGGTCAACCAAACTTGGCATGGCTGGACGTGTAGATTGTATCGCAGAATACGATGGCGTTCTATCCGTCATTGATTTTAAGACATCCAGCAGAGTGAAAACTGCGGAAGATATTCCTGCTTATTTCGCTCAATGTACCGCTTATGCATTGATGTATGAAGAATTGATTGGTGTGAGAATTGACCAAATAGTTGTTATCATGGCTGTTCAAGAAGATAGTCCAATCATCTTTGTGGAACCAATGAGAAAACATATAAATACACTATTAGAATACATTAGTTTTTACCGAAAAAAAACAATTATTACCTGACAACCTAGTTTTGTTGTGTTATAATTAGTGTTATTGCTGTATGAAGCAAAGAGAAAAGTGTCCTGGACGGGGGTGCGAATCCCCCCACCTCCACCATAAGGATTTAAGTGGATAATAAACTTAAAGAATTGCAGGAAAACTTAGCTAAAGATTTAGTTAAGTGTGAAGCCCGTGAGGGAATAACATTGACTGAAGAAAATTTAGAAAAGATTTCCGATGCTTATTCAAAAGTTTATGATATCATTACTGAGATAAAATCTTTATGATGGGGGTGACCTAGATTCGACAGGGCAAAGAGTAACAGAGTGGACAGCACGACAGCGATAGTCGTAAAAACTAAAAAAAAGTAAACGCAAACGACTCACAGTTCGCATTGGCAGCCTAAACGCTGACTAGGGTTTCGGTAGGTTTCCTCGTAACAGAATAACCTACCATCATTTTATTAAGGAGTTTTATTTTGAAGAAAATCGCAATCGCAAGTTTAATTGCAATCGCTGGTGCTGTACAAGCAGGTGGTTTCGTTTCGTATGGTGTTGACCAAGTTACCGACCGTGTAAGCAACCAACAAAGCATCGCACAATATGTTCGTGCTGGTACCTCATTAGGTGGTTTCAATCTTGGATTACAAAATCGTAATGCACGTACCAATGACAACCAATCCATGTTCAATAGTTTGGAACTTACTGCAGGTAAGACAGTTTTCGGTATCAACCCATTCGTTGGCGTTGGTTTTGATAATGGTGGTGCTGGTGCAAAGCCATATGAATATGGTCTAGTCGGCGCAAACGCTGGAGTTAAAGTTGGTCCTGGTTATGCCATGGCTGGTGCTAAGACCCGTGTAAATTGGGACAGCGCAAATCCAAAACAATCTGTAGTATTTGTTAGCTACGACATGCCAGTTATCAGCAAAGTATCTGTTGGTGTTGGTGTTAGCCAAAGCTATCAAGATATTCAAGACCGAGCAGTCGGACTTACAGTCTCTGTAGGATTCTAATATCGGAGTTTGTTAGTTCTCAATAAAAACTAACACACACTAACACACAGGAGAAAACAATGTCAAACATGACACCTTTTGAGATACGCCTTGACCTATTAAAAATGGCACAAGGAATGCTATCAGATGATTATTATGGTAAGCGTGAGCAAATCAGCAATGATTGGTCCATGCAATGTGAATCCGCAAAAATCAAAGGCGAAACACCGCCAGCACACCCAGGCTTCCCGCCTTATCCCTCAGAGACAGAAATTATAGCCAAAGCACAAGTGCTTAATGGTTTCGTTTCTAATGTTTCTATGGAAACTCCAAAAGTTACCAAGAAATCCAGTTGAGGGTATGCCAGACACACTGGCATTTTACACACAGAAAGGAAACAGATGCGAAGTAAACCTATACTTTTGAGTATACTTTTTTCATCTATAATTTTGTCATTATCACTTATAAATGTTGACACACAAAACATTCTACCAATGAAGTCAACATTCAATGCACTTACTACAGATGCAAAGAAACAGGTAACTTGTCTAGCCGAAAATATTTACTTTGAAGCGGCCCATGAGCCAAACGAAGGAAAGAAAGCGGTAGCATTCGTAACATTCAATAGAGTACAGTCTGGGTATGCCGATGATATATGCGGCGTGGTAAAGCAAAAGACTGGTAACACTTGCCAATTTTCCTGGTATTGTGACAGCACATTTACCAGCAGAGTATTGACAATCAAGCACACTCTATTGTATAATGAGATTTTAGAGTTATCAACAAACTTATTTTTGAATTTTGAAAGAATGACCGATGTAACAAACGGAGCAACTTATTATCATGCTGATTATGTAAATCCAGGTTGGACAAAACTAAAAAAGGAGAAACAAATTGGCAGGCATATTTTCTACAAAAGCAAAGGTGACAAAATTGACAGAAACAAAGGAATTATCTAAAATGAACAAAGACTTGATTACGATATTTGTGTCCATGACTATAGTTCTATGCACTCTTATAGTCTCAATGGGATTTTATAGTATAAACGATAGAAACAACATGGCAAAAAACATTGAAGCGGCTATCGCCAAAGGCGTTGATCCAGTTTCTGTTAAGTGTGCATATGAAACAAACATAAATGCAATTTGTATAACCTACGCAGCCACGACTAAAAAATAATGAGTGAAGTAGATAGAATTTTTAGAGAATTGAGGTCTTTCGCATCTACTATAGGTGAAGCACCTCCAGTGAGATATCGTAAATCAAAAGGAAAACGGAGAAAACGTAGTTTGAAAGCATGGACTTATGACGCAATGGATATGAATATGAATGAAATGAAAACTGGTATTAACGATAAATTTTTTGTTGGCGCATCAGATTACGCTGACTGGTTGCACTTGCAATTACTTGATTCGCGGACAGAAAAGAAAATGTCCACTTTCAATTCTGATTTGAAGATGCACGGCAATCGTAAAAAGTGGCAAGACTTTATTGATGAAGAATTTGATGGCGACTACATCATTCAATATACAGATTCTTCTGGACTTATTGTTACAGAAGGTTTGAATTTCATTCGTTATGATGTGAATTCCAATTCTGTCTCAACGCATACATATGGAGATAAAATTTTTATTGAAAATGTTGAAGATATTTTTCTAAAGCATTTTGATGAAGTTACCTCATACATTGAATGGGTGTATGGAGCAAATGGCGATAGCGTGAATGTTCCTCTGAATGCCGAGCGTTTGCCTGTTGATGAAATGTATCCGTTCCTCAAAGAACCATTGACCGACTACTATGACCGTTATCTGGAATCTAATGCAAACATTCTTTTGCTGATTGGACCACCAGGCACTGGGAAGACTACTTTCATTCGTGGTCTTCTTGCACACAGTAACTCGTCTGCTATTGTGACATATGATGCCGCAATTCTGGAGAAAGATTATCTGTTTGCACGTTTCATTGAAGATGAAACTGGTGTGATGGTGCTTGAAGATTCTGATAACTTCCTGAAAGCACGTAGCGATGGTAATACCATGATGCATCGTTTTCTGAACGTTGGTGATGGTCTTGTTACAACAAAAGGTAAGAAGTTGATTTTCTCAACTAACTTGCCAAGCATTCGTGACATTGATCCTGCGTTGATTCGCCCCGGTCGTTGTTTTGACATTGTTTCTTTTGATACATTGAAACAAAAAGAAGCCGAAGCACTGGCTAAGAAAATCGGTGTTAAGTTGGATGGTAAGCGTGATAGCTGGACTATCGCAGAAGTGTTCAACAAACAAATTGAACAAAGTACCAACAAAACAGTTGGTAGCAAAATGGGTTTCGTTTAAGGAGTATATTATGGCAGTAAAACAATTTAGTATTAATCAAATCTCTAGTGAGGCTGACCGCAAGAAATTGCTTGATGCTATGAAAGAGTGTTCCAATTCTATGATTCGCATGGAAGGCGAAAAAGACTTTATCAAGGAAGCAATCAAAGAAATTTGTGATGACTTGAAGTTGCCTAAGAATATTGTGAACCGTCTAGTTAAAGTTTACCACAAACAAAACTATGATGAAGAAGTTGCTGTGCATGAACAATTTGAACAGTTGTATGAAACGATTGTAAAATAATGCCAACAAAAGATGAAATGTACAAGTTCCAGGAAGAGATTGAAAAACTCGTAGCTGGAACAGACTACAACTACATGGAAGCAATCATTGAGTATTGTAATCAGACTGGTATGGAAATTGAATTAGCCTCCAGTCTGGTAAACAAAGACTTGAAGGCAAAGATTGAAATTGATGCACAAGAACTCAATATGTTACCAAAAACACGTAGACTTCCTATTTAATTTGTGATATAATTATAGCATGACTGGTTATGAAGCATTTACTCTCTATCACGTACTAAAACTGCATTTCACCTCGGGCTATGACTTTTTTAAGTACAACGGTAAAACAAATATCACCATAGAAACATTTGAGAGAAGAAAAGACAAGTACCATTTCTACAAGTTATCCCGCAAGTTTAACAACCGTAGAAATGATTACATGGATTTTGTTATCTCAAATTTTCTACACAATGATAATTGTTGGGCAGGCACTTTGCTTGAAGATGGTTCAGATGAAGTTAATATAAAAAGACTTGCAATCATTCAAGCATTGAGTTACAATTTTCAAAATGATTGTTCGGTGATTGGTGAGAGTGGAAACATAAACGATTTATTAAAAACTGATGGTGAGTATCCAGAGTTATTGACGATGACTTTACAAAAAGTTATTCAGACTGAAACTATATGCATACTTAATTCAATGATGAATTTTCTTCCCATGTGGCAAAGAAAAATCTCAGATGACATTCGCTGGCCATTACTGTATCAAAAGTGGACAAAATATTCTCCGTTTTTGAGTTTTGATAAAGCAAAGTTTCGTGAAATAGCATTGAAAGAATTGAAATGATTGAAAAGATTTATTTGGATATGGATGGTGTTCTCTGTAACTTTGAGCGCCGATACTTTGAGTTATACAAAGAACTACCAGGTTCAATGCGTGACCGAAAAGATTTTAATGTTCACTGGCACGACTTTATAGCGACAAAGCAATTTGAAACGCTAGACTGGTATCCTGGTGGTAAAGAATTGGTAATGTTTTGCTTTGAGGCAAACGTATCAATTGAGTTGTTGACTTCTTCTGGTGGTAACAAATACCATGATGAGGTTGCACGACAAAAACGTGTTTGGTTAGATAACAATGGTCTTGAAAAACTGAAGGCGAACGTTGTTCCCGGTCGTAAGCACAAGGCTGAGTATGCTACACCAAACACAATTCTTATTGATGATACACAAGATATTATTCAGTCCTTTAATGCGGCTGGTGGTATTGGTATTCTTCATAAAGAAATTGGTAATACTTTAATGATGCTTGAAAAGCTACTTGAAGTTGAACTAAATACATGATACAATGAATCATGTGGATAATTTTATACAACGCATACAATTTATACAAAGGAAAATACTATGTCTTTCGCTAATCTAAAACGCAACCGCGACAGCCTTGATAAACTCACTAAGGCTATTGAGACCACCACACAAACTGCTGAGGCTGGCTCAAAAGATGACACCCGATTCTGGCAACCAACTGTGGATAAATCTGGTAACGGCATGGCTGTTATTCGTTTTCTACCAGCACCGTCTATTGATGGTGATGATGGTCTTCCTTGGGTTCGCCGTTTTGACCACGGCTTCCAAGGACCAGGTGGTTGGTTCATTGATAACTGTTTGACTACAGTTGGTGATAAGTGTCCCGTTTGTGAACATAACTCTACATTGTGGAATTCTGGTGTTGAAGCAAACAAAGAAATTGTTCGTAAACAAAAGCGCCGCTTGAGTTACGTTGCAAACATCTATGTTATTTCTGACCCAAGCAATCCTGAAAATGAAGGTACTGTTCGCTTATATAAATTCGGAAAGAAAATCTTTGATAAGATTTCCGAAGTGATGAATCCTGAGTTTCCTGATGAAACACCTTTGAACCCATTTGACTTGTGGGAAGGTGCTAACTTCAAATTGAAGATTCGTAATGTTGAGGGATATCGCAACTATGACAAATCAGAATTTGCTGATAAGTCTGCATTGCTTGATGGTGATGATGATAAATTGGAAGCAATTTACA